TTTAATTATCGTTCGCGATACTAATGTTCCGACAACAAGCTTTTGTACTGTTCTATCAAATACTGGTACTGTTGTTGACGTATCTGATGGTACGGCAGTAGCTGAAACCGATGGCGACTAATAGGTTGGGGCTTCGGCCCCACCTTTCTTTGAGGATTTTATATGGCAGTTTCCAGCACACCAGCAAGCTCACCAATAGATGTATGTAGTCGCGCTCTTATATTAATTGGTGCAGAGCCTATTACATCTTTTGATGATGGTAATAATGAGGCGTTAATTGCTTCAAACATGTATGAAGACATTGCTCGATCATCTCTTGTAAATACTAGATGGAGATTTGCTACAAACCAAGCTGTTCTTAATAGATTAACTGCTGCACCTACTGGAAGATTTGATGCTGCATATCAACTTCCTAGCGGTTGGCTAATGACACATACTGTTACTGTGAATGACACACCAATAGATTATCAAACTTATGGTGATAAATTGTTTTGCGACCAATCATCAACTTCTGAGCTTGTGTTAGATTTTACCTATCGTGCTAATGAGCAAGATTGGCCTTCATATTTTACTGTTGCTGTTGAGTATGAATTAGCATCTGTGTTTGCAGCTGCTTTGGCAAGAGATCAAAATCTTGCTCAACTTATGTCACAACAAGCAACTGTTTCTATGGTGAGGGCAAGAAACTTAGATGCACAACAACAAACAACACGGAAACTCACAACCAATAGATTTATTGTAAATAGGCGCACATAATGCAGAAGGTTAGAGTACCACTTACAAACTTTGCTTTTGGTGAGGTAAGTCCTTCTCTTTATTCAAGAACAGACACGCCAATTTATAATCAATCAGCACAGCGTGTTAAAAACTTTTTTCTAAGATCTGAGGGTGGTGTAGTTAAAAGATCTGGTCTTAAAAAAATATACCAGTTTGATACAACAATAGACACAAATAAGGTTCAGCAATGTAGATTGTTACCTTTTATTTTTTCTGATGATGAGCAATATATTATATCTCTTGAGCATCAAAAGATAAGAGTTTTTAGAATAAGTCCTGTTGACGGCTCTGTTTCTTTAATCCAAACAATTACACAAGATGTTGACAGTGCAGCTTTAAAATTTACAGATACTTATTTGCATGAGGTTACATATGCTCAAGCTGGTGATGTTATGTTTCTTGCACATTCAACATTTATTCCACAGCAAATTGTTAGAACAGGTTTAACTTCATTTCAAGTTGAGTCATTTAGGTTTGACCAGAATTTAAGTGCTTCTAAAGTTTATCAACCTTATTTTAAATTTCAAACAGCTGGAACAACTCTTGATGTAAGTAAAACAAGCGGAACTGGAGCAACACTTACTACAAGCACTGCGTATTGGGATACTTCTAGCCCATCAAAACATATTGGCACAACCGTAAGATATAATGGTTTGGAAATAGAAATTACTTCTGTAACAAACTCAACCGTAGCTGTTGGTGATATACTTGATACACTTAAAGTTACTTTGCTTGCAAACTCTGTAAAATCTAATGAAGGTTCTGCTGTTTTAGAAATAACTATGGCTAATCATGGCTTTTCAGCTTCAGACTCAATCACAGTGTCAAATGCTGGTACTATTGCTGGTATTTCTGTAAATCAAATAAATGGAGCTAGAACGATTACATCTGTTTTAAGTGATGATAAGTTTACTATTACAGCTGGATCTTCTGCCAATGCTTCAGAAATTGGTGGTGGTACACCTGATATTACAACTCATGCACCCACTACAACTTGGGATGAGCAATCATATTCTGCGCTTCGAGGCTTTCCAGCGGCAGTTACATTTCATGAAAATAGATTGGTGTTTGCTGGCTCATTGGCACAACCAGATTCTGTTTGGTTTAGTAAGTCTGCTGAGTATTATAATTTTGATGTAGGTGAGGCTAAAGACAGTGACTCAATACAGTTGACTGCTTCTGTTGGTGAAATTCAACAAATTAAACATATTGTTTCTAATCGTGACTTGCAGGTATTCTCTGCATCTGCTGAGTTTTATATACCAGCATTTCAAAATCAGCCCATTACTCCAACTAATGCTCAGATGAGAAGACAAACCCCATTTGGCTGCGGTTTTGAAAGACCTCAAGCTATTGATGGTGCAACTTTGTTTGTTCAAAAGGGTGGGCAAATTGTAAGAGAATATTTGTTTAGTGACAGTGAAGCTGCGTATGTTGCTAATCCTATTTCTACTGTTTCTTCGCATCTTATTAAAACGCCTTTAGAATTGAATACACTTTATGGTGCATTGTCTCGTTCAGAGAGCTATGTGTTTGTTTTAAATGATGATGGCACACTTGCTGTATTTAATTCTAATAGAGCAGAGCAACGTGCAGGTTGGGTGGAGTTCGTTACTAATGGTGTATTTCATTCTACAGTAACAATAGATGATCGTGTGTTTGCTAATGTAGAATATAACCTAGGTGATGGAACAAATAAAATTGTTCTTTGTGAGTTTGATTCAACATTTAATACTGATATGTCAAAAGTCTATTCTGGTTCATCTGGTGTGTTTGATGTGTCTGCTGATTTTAATAATGGAGCTGTATTAAGTGTAGTAAGTGGCAATAATTTTGTTGGAAACTTTACTGTGTCAGGTGGCAATATAAATGTATCAAGTGTTGATGCTTCACTTTCTTCTGCTGAAATAGGTTTTAAATTTGATGTAGAGTTAAAAACAAATCCTATAGATGCAAATATAAGTAATGGCCCTGCTACTGGTTTACCCAGATCTATTGGAAGTGTATTTGTTGATCTTAACACAACCTTATCTATAAAGGTAAATCAAACGGCATTAGTTATTAGAAATGTTACTGATGACTTGTCACTTCAACAGCAACCATTTACTGGCAAAAAGGAGTTTAGGTTAATGGGGTATAGTCGTGATCCACAAATTACAATAACTCAGGACGCGCCACTTCCATTGCAGATAAATGGATTAGTAGCGGAGCTAGTAATATAATGGCAGGACCACTAGCAGTATTACAATTAGCAATGGGCGCAGTCTCTGCGTTTGGACAAATTCAAGCAGGTAGGGCAGCGGCAGGTACAGCTGAACAACAAGCAGAGCAAATGGAGATTGATGGTATAGCTAATGAAGCTGCTGCCATTCAAAACATGGTTGCTAGGATTGAACAGTATGATAATGCAATGGCAACTAATGATGCTATCTTTGGAATGTTAGGTCGTGAAGATTCAAGCATTGATGCTTTTCGAGGCGCAGAGCAAAAAGTTTTAATGCGTGATTTGCGTATTTTAGGAACTCAGCAAGAACTTGAAAAAGGTCAAACTAAATTAGCGGCAATGATTGAGGTCGAGCGCGGTAAGAATGCTCAACGTGCTTCATTCTTTAATGCAATATCAGCAATGGGCCAAGGAGTGTCTGGCTACTTAAAATATAAATAGGATAAGTTATGGCAGTTATTCGACAAAGACAGCAAGCATTTCAGCGCAGAATAGGTGTTGTTAACTTAGATACTGGCGCATCACAGGTTGGAGAAACTGCATCAAGGGCTGCCCAAAGCATAGCATCTGCCGCTGAACCTTTTGCTAGAGATGAAGCTATTAGGCGCGGCACTAACTTTGCTAAAGAAATTAAAAGGCAAAACTTAATTACTTTTGATGATAATGGCACACCTATCGGCTTAACTGCACCAAGAGAGTTTGGTTTAGTGGCACGACAAGCTTATGACCAAGTAGCAGAGCGTAGATTTAATGAGTCAATGCTAGAAGAGTTGGAAAGTAAGTCTATTGAAATAGCTAAAAAATACCCTGATCCAAATACATATGACACTATGTATAGTGAATATTTAAAGGGAATGGACAAGGCAGCTGGTGGTCGCTTTGCAGAATATATTGCAACTGAAGGTGGCAAGATATTTACAAAAACAAGAACAACTCTTGAAATTGAGTCTGAAAAACAAAGATTAAAAAATATAAAAGCTGCTGCTAAATTTAATACATATAGAAAACTTCGTGAGTTAGAGCGAAGTACAGCAATGTCTGTTACTCCAGAGTCAATTATCGAGTTATCAGTACATGCTAAAGATGCTCAAATTGCTGCACAAGAAGAGTTTGCAGTTACTAAGGACAGGGTGCAATACTTTAAAGTTTTAGATGAAATAGGAAGTCATCAAGCAGGTGCAACAGTAAACTTACTTATTAACAGTGCAAAGTTTGTAAGTGATTCTCAGCGTGAGGCTATTGAGGCTGCTATTCGAAGCCCATCATTTGTTTCAATGGTTGATGATTCTACTATGCGTAGGCAAATACTTGCTGTTCATAGTTTAAGTAATGGGCTTGGATTAGAAAAACTGGCTTCTGCTTTTGAAACTGGTGCTAATGCTATTGAGGCTATTGAAGCTGATATGGAAAGCGAATGGATGTTGTCTCAAGAATCAACTATAGAAACTTTAGGCGGCACTAAGTTTGCAGACCCAGCTGAAGAAATTACTGCATGGACAAAATGGGCAGATAGTGCGCCAGAAACAGCATCTAAAGATGCTAGAGGCATTATGATAACTGCTTTATCTGATTCTTTTATTAATAGTTTAGTTGCCAGTTTTACTAAAGAAATGACTTCTAATGATTATAAACTTCTTGGAGACAGCATTGAGTCATTTTTAAAAAGCGGAAGCACTGAGGCTCTTAATAGAATTAAATCTGGCAATGTTAGAAGAATATTAAAAAGTATTGATGTTCTTGACTCAAATGCAAAAGATTTAATTGCTAAAAGTATTAAAGGTGCAATAGACCCAGAAACTGGATCTATTGAATTAATGGAGGCTGCTGCTAAAAAAATAGCTGATGATGAAGAAAGAAATGACAAAGCACTTGCATCAACAAAATTTAATGAAGCTCAAGCAGAAATTGACCATGCTATAAACACTAAAAATTATTTAGATGCTATTTCAGCATTTCAAACCATTGATCCCAAACATCTTGTTGGTACTCAATTAGCTCAATGGGAAAAGTGGAGCGCCACTTTAAGAGAAGAATTAAAGTTAAAAGGTAATGAAGATGCTAGAAACGAAATAACAAAGTCTGAAGCTAAACATTTAGAGCTTAAAATAAACGAAATGACAGCATTAGAGTCTGTAAGTGAGACTGGATCAGCTAAAATAAGATTAAGAAAGTATGTTATGGATCTTGTTGGTGAGCATTCAGCAACACAAATAGGAACATGGTTAGATCAGATTGATGCTGCACATAATAAATTAGTAAATCAAAGTATTACCCACAAAGATATTGATTTTGAAAATCAGGCTAGATCTTTAGTTGAGGGCTTTGAAGATTTAGCGGGTGATGGGATTGTTATAAGCTTAACAGATTTAAACAAAGCCAAAAAAGAAACTCGTGATTTAATTCAAAGCAAAAGTGGGCCTTTTGATGAAAAGCAATTTAATGAACTTGTTTCTAAATTAGAGGTTCAATATGCTTATTCTCTAGCAAACAATGTATATAGAAATTTATCTACTTTAACTAACGGTAATGGAATTAGTCCTAATAGGTTAGAAGTTGTTCTTGGGATGAAAGAAGATGAACTAAATAATTTAGATAAAACAACAGCTGAATACAAAGTGGGTATTGCACTATTTGAAGCCAGAACTTTTTTTGATGCCAAGTCAGAAGTAAGAACGATTATAAATCAAATTTCTAAGCAAAACAAAGTTCTTTTTGAAAATTTTACAAACGAATTAAATCTTAACACTAATGTTAGCAATGTTCGCGTTAACACTGTTAACTCTACTAATGAAGAGCTTCAAGATTATGAAAACGAAGTTTACAAAAAACAATTAGGTTTGCAGCCCAATCAAGCAATAAATTTTGATGCTCCAGATTTATTAATGAAAGATGACGTTGCAACTGATTTTGGTAAACAGTTACAACTAGATTTTTCTCAAGGTATTATTACACCACAAATTAAATTAGCTCTTCAAAAAGCTGCTGCAACAGGCATAGCTTCTGATAATGTTTTTCAACTATTTAATATGGGTAGTGGCACATCAAAGAATGGTGATGTTTTAAGAATATGGCACATGGATAAAAGAGTTGATGCCAAATCTATTGCTAGGTTAGGTGCAGCTATGCTGGCATCTGAGAGTGGGTTTGCAGAATCTCCTCAAGCAGCACTTAGCCAAATTGTATCTAATGCTAATGAGCTTGGTGGGGATATACGCAAAAGCTTAGAGGTAACTATTGATTCTAAATTAGACGAATGGATTCTCAAGAACTATTCAGATGCTGATGCTATTACACGCCAACGCTTACTTGAAGCATCTATTGCTTTGGGGTCAACTGCAACATCTCGTGATGATTTAAAAGAATCACTTGATAGGTGGATTGACGTTACATTTGGCGAAGATGAAATGGTTATTGGCAATAGGGTAAGCGACAATAAAGTTGTCGGTGCTAGAACTAAGTATATTAATTCTGATGAAATGAAAGCAATGGATGAGGCTGCTACTCAACTTGTTTACGCATCTGTAAGTGAAGAAGATAGAGCTAGATTATTTAGATCTTTAGACCCCTCATATGAACGTGAAGCCTTAATAACAAATCTAACAACTCAAGATAGCCCTAAAATTCAACCTTTGTTTGAATTAAAATATAAAGAGTCACCTGCTCGTAATGGTATATATTATGTTTATTTAAAAACAGATTTTGGTTTGGTTCAACAAAATAAATTAAGTGGTGAGCCAATAGCTCTTAATACTCTTGATTTTAAAGAAAAAGAAGAGCCGCATACATTTGTTTCTTTTTATCACACAGCTTATAGATCTGCTTTGCAAAATGATCCAAATGGTGGCGAATACGGTTTTCCAAGTTATACAAAAATGCTTGGTCAAGTGTTAGGTCTTGTAGATAAACCAAATCCTCCTCCGAAGTCTCAAAAAACTATTGATGCAATGGAAGCTTTAGTTTTTGCACGTTTTCCTAAGCGTATTAATGACCCAGAAATGAGAGAGGTTTTTGATGGCTTGGTTGCTAGAGGAGTAATACTTCCTGAGCATGTTGATGAATTTTTAGCGGCAGCAGGTATTTCAGATGAGTGATCCTATTCTTCAAGTCCCACCTCTACAGCCTATTTCCAAAAAAACACCAGAAATAGTTAGATCAACGCCTTCTTATGGTGAAACTTTTGGTGCTAATTTAGACGAGTATTTTGCTGGCGCTATTAGTGGCACTCTAGCTGAGGCTAAAGGTTTGCCAGAGCGTGACATTGGTTTTAATGTTAATGACTATTTAATTGACAGGGGCATTAATCCTAAAAGTCCAGAGGGTCGTAGAATATCTGCATATGGTTTAAATGAAAGTTCAGCTGAACGTATGTATCAGCTTTATCTTAGAGATACTAGAAACCAAGAGATTTTTGAAAAGTCTGGTTTTGTAAAAACATTATTATCTGATCCTATATTTCTTGGTGAAATAGCTTTTACTGGTGGAGCTATTGCTTTAGCAAAAAAAGGCGGTAGGGAAGTTATTGAGAAAGGCTTTGCTAAAAGCTCTGATGCTTTCTTAACATCAGTTGAACGTAAATCTACTGTAGCTGCACTGCAAGCTAGACGCGCTGAGTCATTTGCTAAAAAAGGTTTTCGCATTGCTAATTCTGAAGCTGCTTTTTTTGAAGGTACAGCAAACGTACTAACACTAGCTAATGATCTTGAGGGGCAAACAGAAGCAGATCAAGCTATTATAGCTGCAATGCAACGACAAGTTATTGCTCAAGGCATAGCTTCTGTTGTTGGTTATGGCATTGGTAGACAGTTAGATAAAAGCATTTCACAACCACAAGCTGAATCTGTGGCAAATTCTTATAGTGAGTCGATAAGAAATTTAAGAGAATTATCTGATGGCATTGATGCCAAACCTAAGAAAACAAGTGAAATTGTTATGACTGACGCTTTGCCAGAAGTTAATGATGATGATTTGTTATTGACTGGCGAGTGGTTTACAAACTCTATTTTTTATCGAGCGTTGCCTACACCTGTTAAGGCTGTGATGGGTAAGTCTAGTCAAGCAACAAAAGACGTAAAGCTAAGATTTATGCGTTTGGTTAATGACGCTGGCGTAATGTTTAAGCTTAACCAGATTGGCAAATCATTTGGCAAATCTGTTCATCAAGAAGCTGGTGAGCTATCTGGTCGGTGGGGTTCTGTTTACAATGAGATTCATGAGATTTGGGGTGAGGTATCATCAAGCGGTAATTACAATGTAGCTGATATGCAGATTAGTAATACTATCGAAAGCATTAAGAAACTTCGTGGTAAAGAAAGCTTAACCTTTGAGGACTTTGGGCAGCGTGTAGTTGATTTATACATTGGTAATAAAGCACCACAAACTGATGCTGAGAGTCGCGCTGTTGAGGTGTTGCGTAATTACTTTAATGAATGGGATAAGATGCTTAATGACGTTGGTTTGTTGGGCGGCACTAATACTTTAGTTAGAAGGCAAGGTAATATTGGTGATCGTATAGGCTCAATGGAAAATGTCTTTGATGACATTATGAAGTCTAATCGTAATTTCTTAGAAGAAGAATTGTCTCGTCTTGATGGCTATATTCAAAACATGAACAAGAGTCAGGCTGCTCGAGGTCTTACTGATAAGCAAATAGCTAGACGGTCTGAGCTTGAATTAGAAAAAACACGCATTGCTACAGCAATAGAGCGCACAAACTTTATTAGAAATATTGATGATGCCATTCGAATGATCGATGAGCTGTCAGTTACAGCAAGACAAAAGACTGCCATTGAAAAGCTGGGCAAACATATTACAGAAATGAAAGATCGTTTGGATAATATAAATGCGTATCTTGATGGGTCTGCTGTTGAGAAAGGTTTGCGTGAAAACTTTTTTCCTAGATACTTTGATCGAAGAAAGATTGCATCAAACAGAGAAACATTTGAAAGAATATTAACAGATCATTATATAGAGAAACCATTTCGCTGGACTTGGGACGAAAAGACAAAACGCTATACGCAAAAGATGCTTGACCCAGATCGTCAGTCTGCATCTCGAAGAGCAAAGCAAACAGTAGATGAGATATTAGATCTTGTAGATGATGATGGTATAGAAGATTTTGCATACTTTGGTAATGGTAGATCAAAACATCTTCTTCATCGCAAACTTGATATACCAAATGAAAAGGTAAAAGAGTTTATAGTTACTGATCTTAAACAGGTTGTTGTTGCTTATAA